GTGTACAAACTATAGTAATAAGGCAACCAATAGAATTAATTACAAGTAAACCTGATGTAATCAGAGTTGATCCGATTACTGGAAAAAATGTAAAATCCAACGGTAAACTAGACACATGAAAAAACTTCTTCCATTTCTGTTTTTATTATCAGCACCAGCCTACGCTGATATAACTCAAAAGTTCACAACCTCTGCACAGATAAGTGTAGATATGCCGTACTCTGTGACTAATAAATTGGGGACTACGTACAGTCTTAGCGGGTCAAATATCACCCCTTCAGTTACTTCTGGTGGCTCAAGTACCTCTGGTGCCATCGGAGGATTGAATGTAGGCAGTTTAACCGCAGGTGTGCCAGCCTTGATTCAAACTGATAAAGCTATCACAACAGCAGGGTCGGCCTTCAGTCTTACAGAAGCGGTAACAATGGGAGATGCAACTCCTTCTGCTGTTACCCCATCGGCAGGTATCGCTGCATTGCCTCATCTATCAGGACAAACAACCATAGGTTCTGGAGGGGTCGCATCTAGTTTAGGCATGACGAGTTTGAGTAGTGGGGTGCATACTTGCACAGCAGGTGGTAGTGGTACTAGCTGTATAGGTTCAACCACAGTAACTATTACCATTGACTAAACTTTGGCTGTTATTAATAATATTATTTCCTGTCAAAATCCTTGCAAACCCAGTCATACCAACATTTCGCACAGGAAGTTCTTCAACAAACAGCACTTCTCAATCAGTAATAACGGAATCAATAACCAGCTATCAGTACCGAACAGGGTACTCTCTGAGTGTCTCAGGGACAAACATAGAGAGTGCAGATGTTAATGGATATATCAATTCAATCCCTACAGCAGAAGCTACACAAACAGCCAATGGGATTAACTTCTCATATACAAGCCCTACGTTGGAAGGTGTGCCTAGATGGAAAATAGTAAATTCTGGACAGCCTTTTTCTCTTGTAGAGTCAGTCATTGGAAGTGGTCTGGACACTATAACAAAAATAGATCGGGTCATAAACACCACTACAACAACCACAGTAGAAACTACCTTTGGTCAGTAATTCTTGTAATCCTTTGCCCTGCAAGGGTTTTAGCTAATACAACAGTTGCAAGTCCCAGCAGCCAAGCACAAGGAACAGTCAACAATAATGCAACGCAAATAATGCCGAATAGTAGTCCTCAATTTAGAATGTCACAGGGTATAGTTTGTTCTTCTCCTAGCCTTACAATTACTCCTTATGTAACTGATGCTCACACATTCAACTTACCGAGACAAGACGTTACCAGACAAAATATTTATGATGAAGATACAGGTGCAATTAAGTACGTTCAAGAAACACCGAGATTTGAGAAAGAGAATTTTAATCTAAACTACGGTATCTCTGCGCAAATAAGTATTCCTCTAGGAAAATCCCCTGCTCTATGTCATAAGGCAACTGAGATTAATATAAAAAATCAAGAATTATTATATAAGAAAACTTCGCTTGAGCTTGCACTTTTTAGACTTAAGGTTTGCTCAGAACAGGCAAAACTTGGTGTAACCTTTGTTGGAAAATATGCAGAAATTTGTGAAGGTATAAAAGTTTCAGTTCAACCGAATCAAGTTATACCACATACTCACGAAATTAAGCAGTAGACAAGCACGGTAACACTTGCCTACCTAGACGCCCTATCCTTCGCCATGTCGAATAAGGTTTTTTTATTTTAACTTATTTTTTTTCTTTGTAAGTTTCTTAATCAGATTTTTTACTAAAGGTTTTACTAGATTTAAAATAATAGGAGTAGTCGCAGCCACACTAGCAATAACAGCAGTTGAGACAATAGTACTAGGTTGAGGTATGTATTGGTCGATGAAAGGTACTTTTTCCCAGATCGCATTACAAGAACCATCTATATCTCGCTCATATTTTAACAGCCTCTCAAGTCTTAACTCATTTTTAAAATCTCCTTCTCTAAATGGTGCATTTTTTGGAGGGCATGGTTTAAAGATATCTTCTTGTTTTTTATCTTTTGGTATCTCTGGTTGAGGTGGTTTACCTTCTGGTATAGGTTTGGATTCTTGTTCTACTGGTGCAGCTTCCTCAACAATAATTAATTGGTCAGGCTGATAATTTAATGGATAAAAACTTGGATAAGGACAGTTACTTACCACTCCGTTTGGATCATCTAATAATAAATTTCTATTGCCTGTATTTTTTGTATCTCGATGATAATACTGACAGCCTATAACCTCTACATTTGAGTGGTCAAAGTTAGGTAGAAAAGTATAAGGTATATGGATCTCAGGAATATGTATTTCTGGAATACTTATCTCTGGTATTTCCACTTAGAAAGGTAATGATTTACCTGTTGTTTTTGGTAACGCTCCATCTAAAACTTTAGGCATCATTCCTTGTACATTACCCATAACTTGATTCATTATCTTAGCCTTAAACTGTTCGCTAGTCACATACTTAAATGTAAAAAAACCACCGCCTAAGATTCCTAGCATTAGGATTCCAGTTACGATGGTAATAATGTCTAAAACCTTTCGCATGATTAAGTACCAGATAATACGAGCTTGCTCATTAATGAGTCTAGTCGTTCTGCTTCTTATAGTAGCAATTAGCCCTCTCTACGTCACTATGGGTTTAATGACACGACAAATGCAATATAAAACTAATTAAAATCGATACTTAAGCCCGATTTTACTTCCATAAGAATTGACTGTATCTGTAACGACAGAGAATTCACCATATACATCAATATTTTTTGATGCAACTACAGAACCACCAACTTTACCAGAAAAGTTTGTTTCTGAATCTGCATTATCTGGGTTGTTTAAGTAAGCACCACCTTGAACGTAGTAGCTACCAAAAGCATTGCCACCTTCATACCCTAAATGAGCGTCCGTTCCGCTTCCTGTGAAATTTTTTCCTGTGTAAGAACCATTGTTTTCTACTGATAAGTAAAATCCAGCAAACGCAGGTGTTGATAGTGCTGAAGCAGCAGCTATTGTTAATACTCTTTTAATCATTTTTTAAAAATTAAAAATATATCCTAAACGATTTCAAATTAAATTCAACTTTCGGGTGTTGATGTTTCTGGTTCGTCCTTTTTGTTTTCATCGTCTATCTGTTGCTTAAGAATCTTCATTGCACCAGTTAGCTCGTGTAGAGCAACAACAAGCTGCTCTCTTTCGACAGCTAATTGCTGTAATTTTTCTTGTAAGTTCATTTATTCGTAAACTTTTTTACCTGTAACAATAGCAGCATCTATAGCTGTAAAAGATTCTGAACCCCAGATAGAAGTCGTTCCATCATTCTTTTTGTAAGCCTTGATAATTTCAAGATGCTCTACATTACGCTTAATCTTGTCTTTGTATTCATCTGTTGTTTCATCATCAGTTTTAGCGGTGTCGATAACAGTTACGCTATCGCCAGCAGCAGAATAAATCTTTGCGATTTCATCAGCAGTTTTTTCTTCCATAATTAAAAATAGATTTGTTTACAGTTTACCCTGCTTCGAGGGCTGTGACTTTTGCTGATAGTTCTTTTATTGCATTAACAAGTATTGGAACAAGTCTTTCGTATTTCATTCCATAACTCATACCATCATCTGTCAAATTTAAAATTAATGAATCATCATTAGATGTTCCATAACCATTTGCTTTTTCTACCTCAAGTGCCTCTTGTGCTAAAAATCCAAGATGTAGTCTAGCTCTCTTCTTTGACCCGTCAGGTGTTCCGTAAGGTTCTGCATCTGTTCCATACCATGTTCTTCTATCCCATCTATATGTAACTGGTCTTAGTGCATTAATCCAAGTAAGTCCAATATTAAAATCAGCTACATCTGTTTTATCTCTTGAATCAGAACTTGAGATTGAAGTATCAGCACAAAATAAATTAGTAATACTATTATTTCCTAAACAAACATTATTGCTTCCTGTTGTAATTGATCCTGAAGGAGACCCAGACCTACCAGCATCTAATCCTAAAATCAGATTATTTCCTCCTGTTGTTATAAAAATAGCGCCTCCTTGACCGACAACTGTATTACCATCGCCAGTAGTAAGACCAGATAAAGCGTCTCTACCAACCGCAACATTACTATTACCTGACGTACAAGTAGCCATAGCGTTTTGACCAAATACAGCATTTTCGCCACCAGTTAGGTTCTGTTTTAAAGCCTCTCGACCCACCGCAGTATTGTTGTCTCCGCTAGTATTTTTTTCCATAGAATCATATCCGACTGCCGTATTTCCAGTTCCTGTATTTGCATTTAAAGAACTTTTTCCTACAGCAGTATTAAAACCATTTGTTGTTGCTGAATATAATGCTTCATAACCTACTGCGGTGTTACTGTTGGCAGTAGTATTTGAATATCCAGCTGCATATCCTAATCCTGTATTTTTTGTTCCAGTTGTGTTTCCACTTAAGGTAGCATAACCAAGTGCTGTATTATAATTAGCGGTTGTATTAGCGTCTAAAGCTAAAGAACCGACAGCAGTATTTTGAGTTCCAGTTGTGTTTGCTAATAAAGCATTTCTTCCAACTGCGGTGTTGTTATTTGCAGTTGTGTTTGATGCTAATGCACCTTGT